TGGAATACTCTGTCAACTTCTCGTCGGTCGCTGCATTAGCGTTCTTCTCCGCTGCATTGGCTGCATCCTGTGCCGTCTTATTCGCTGCGGTGATCTTCTCTGACACAGAGGTTTTTGTCTCATAGGTCTTTGACACTCCTAAATTGATTTCATCGGCTTTCATGTCGATTGCCGATTTCATCTCCTCTGTGGTGGAATACTCTGTCAACTTCTCGTCGGTCGCTGCATTAGCGTTCTTCTCCGCTGCTGCAACTTTCTCCGATACAGTCTTTTTTGTTTCATACACCTGTGAAACGCCTAAACTGATCTCGTCTTTTGCTGCGGTGATATGTGATTCAACATCGCTTTTTGTGTAATATCCATCTTTCAACACCTTTTTTGTGTTGCTGTTGGCGATGGAAATTGCCTCCTCCGTAGCTGCTGCCGTTGCTTCTTTTTGAATATCCGCAAATGTTTTTCGTACATTTGAAATCTCAACCGTATTTTTTTTCGGTGTTTCCGGATATTCCGTAATTTTGACAATTCTCTGTTTTTCTTTTGTTCGGGTTTTCTTTGACACAAGTGTGACCGTGTCTCCGATTCCGTATGAAAGAATGTCTTTGTACTCCTCTGACGCTTTCGCAAGGTCAACAACCTCCGCAGTATATGCCTTGTACGGTCGTGACATTTCCTCAATCTTTGCCGTCGCATCCTCAATCAGACTTGTGGTGTTGGTGTATCGTTCATCTTTCCACACATACGCCTTGACTTTGGAGCTATACTGAAAATTATCGATGTAATCTTTTCCGGTCAACCATTCCGGTGTGATGCCGTCTTTGCCAATCGGATAGATTCTCGTATAAAAATCATAAGTGTCGGATTTCAAAGATATTTTTCGGAGGTTTATCCCCTCTATGAAATAGCAGCCTTTATCACTGCCTATTCTTTCGTAAATATTCACCGTTTTATTGATTGAATCAATGATACATTCGCACCTATATGTTGATAGGCACTTTTGCAGGACATCCCACGCCGTGATGTTCTCCTGCTCGTCAATGGTTCTTTTTTTTGTGACCGTGCATGTTCCAACATGCCACCCCGTACCCTCGAACGCAAACTCAAGACATGCTCTGATTGTCTGTTCATCCGATTCAAAGCCATACGGGAAAGCCGTCCCCTCCAACTCCTCGACATTGAGAACGGCAGTGTATTTGTTGAATTGTTCTCCCTTTTCAACTGCTTTTATGACAAATTCATCTGTTTTTGTGCGTATATAATATTCTTCTTGCAATAAACCAACCAACGCTCCCGACGCAGGATATGCAAATGTCATTTCCTTGTCACCGGAATCCAGTGTCGTGGTGATTGCTCTGTCTTTGAATCCGGACAGTGTTCCGATTCTTTTCTTTCTGTCATTAAAAATTTGCAACGCTCTCACCTCCTAAATCCACATTGGAGTGTACTTGATTGTCACTCTTGCGTTTGTATCAGAGAATGTGAGTGCTGTTTCTCCCGACTTTAGCACTGGAAACGCCCATAAATCCACTTTGTCAAATGCGTTCGCCCCGTCGATTGTCACACGTCCGGTTTTTGCGTCAATCACAACCGTTTTTCCTGCTGCAAGACTTTCCACGATGATGTCATCGTCTCCCACCCCGCCGATTGTGTAGTTCGTCAAGACTTTCTTTGCATATACCTCTACAACGCACGGAGCGTCCCTTGTGCCTACTTTATAGAACGACGCAGAGGTTTTCCCATCAAACACGATTGAGAGGTCATCATCAACAAAAAAGCCGTCAAATTCGATATTCACAACGTATCGTTCTTTCACATTCTTTTTCTCATAATCATTCGATGTGATGAATCCGATATACGTTCCTTTGTAGCCGTCAAGTTCCAGCTTGCAAGCCTTTGTGAAATTCATCATAAACTCTGACGCTACCCGAATGATATTGTTTCTATTCTTGCCCTTGAAATAAATTGAAAGTTTCAAATGCCCCATCTGAACCTCTGTCTCAAATTCCGTCGGCAATGCTGCTCCCGTCAGCCATTCATAACTATTCGAAAATGAGGGAGGCTGCACATCGGCGGTCAACTGTTTTGCATCATATTTTCTGATGTCTATACCATTTATTTTCATCGCCCTGTTTTACCTCCCTTTTCTTCTATCCGTAACCATTTGTGCATCAACTTTTGACACGGTTCTGCTTGCAACCTCGTCTCCGTCGATATAGGTGTGATTCGTTACATAAACAATATTTGATTTTTGAACGGCATCCAGTTTCTTGTCGAGGATGTTGTTCAATTTGTTGTAAAATTCCGCAAGTGGCAAGATTGCCTCGTCTCCTGCCTCGCCTCCCACCATGAGGTTGTTGCCGTTGATTCCGAACATTGTCGGGTTCGTCATGATACCTCCGGATTTGTACCAACTGATTCCAAAATGAGGCACAGACGGCGGGTTAATTGAAAAGCTTCCACTAATCGAAATATGCGGTAATTTCAACCGTGGCAATGACCAACTAAAATTGAACGCACTTTTTATTCTTTCTAATGCGTTTGAAACCGTTGACTTTGCACTTTCCATTTTTGAAGAAAATGCAGACTTTATCCCGTCCAGTATGGAGGATGCGGTTGACTTCGCACTGGATAATTTTGACGAAAACGCTGACTTTATGCTGTCGAGTTTTCCTCCGGTCAATGTGTTCGCCTGCGACATGAGAGAGGTCATTGTATCTTTCACGCCCTTAAAAGATGCGGACACAATTCCCTTGATACCGCCTCCGGCGTTCGTGTACGCCGTTTTCATATTGTTCAATTTTGTCGAAACATTTGTTTTCGCCGTCTCCATGAGAGAGGTCGCTTTATCTTTGATATTGGTAAAATCTGACGACCACTTTGTCTTGATCTCCGAAACCTTTGTTGAGAATCCGGTTTTGATCTCATTCAGCTTGTTGGTTGCATTATTTTTCCATTCGGTCATTTTTGTTGTGACCGTGGTTTTCATATTCTCCCAACCAGACGACACATTCGTTTTAATTTCCGAAACTTTCGTTGAGAATCCGGTTTTAATCTCATTCAACTTGTTGGTTGCATTATTTTTCCATTCGGTCATTTTTGTCGTGACCGTGGTTTTCATGTTCTCCCAACCGTCTGAAACCTTTTCCTTGATCTCGGATGTTTTTTCGGAAAATTTTGTTTTTATTTCTGAGAGTTTTCCTCCGGACAAATCATCAACAAATGTGAATCCTGTGGAATAATATCCTTTGATTCCCTCCCATCCGGCAGCAACAACGCCCTTGATACCGCCTCCGTTTTCTTCATAGGCGGTTTTCATGTTCCCCAGTTTTTCCTTTGCCGTTTCGGTCGCTGCTGACATGAAATTGTGAACGGTGGCCTTTACGCTGCTGAATACTTTCGTCGTCTCTTGTCCGATGGTGCTATTTTTTATATTATCGCCGATCTCTTTGACCTTTTCCGTGACCGCCTCTTTCGCTTTCGTGAACGCTCCCGTGATGGTCTCTTTGATTGCATTGAATTTTTCATTGATGTTGCCCCACAATTCGGACAATTTTTCTTTGACCGTATCCCAGTTTTTATATAGGGCGACACCTGCTGCAATCAGTCCGGCAATCAGCGTCACAATCAGAATAATCGGACACAAGCTCATGACTGCGTTCAATGCGGTCTGTGCTGCCGTCATTCCTCCGGTTGTTGCTGTGGCTGCTGTTCCTGCCGTATCTGCTGCCGTTCCCGCTGCCGTGGCTGCTGTCTTTGCCGTAATCTTTGCAATTATCTTTGCAGCTCCGGACACAAATTTCTGTCCTGTCGTTATCGTGCTAGAGATTCCCTTTGCTACTTTTCCAAATCCGATTGACAACGGACCGATAGCAGCAACCACAAGGCCCACCTTGAGGATTGTTTGCTGTTGGCTCTCGTCTAAATGTCCGAACCATTCACTTAATAGGTGTACTTTTTCGGTAAATTCTTTTACTATTGGCGCAGCCGATGACATCACTGTTTGTCCGAACTGTAATGTCGTATTTTTCAACTCGTTTAATGCGATTTTTATATCATACGATGTTGTTTTCATTTTGCTAAACGCCGTATCTGTCGCACCTGTTGAATTTCTCATTTCTTGTAAAGTTCCGTTGAAAGAATCTGCTCCATCTCCTAAGAGAATCAATCCTGCTTTTGCTGCCTCGGACGATGAAAACATATCTCCCATAGACAGATTTTGTTCTTTTGCTGCATCATTGATAATGCTTAATACATCCGCAAGGCTTGAACCGCTTGACATTAATTCCCCGAAAGATTTTCCCGTCTTTTCTCTCAATATTGTATCTGTTGTACTTCCTGTTTTTCCAAGTTCGTTCAACATTGAGTTCATATATGTCGTTGATTCTGCTGTTGCAACACCGTTCGCCGTCATTATTGCATAGCCTGTGCATAACTGGTCTAATGCCACGCTGTTGGCATTTGCCGTCGGAATAACTTTTCCCATCGCTGACGATAATTCAGCAACGGTTGTTTTTCCTAAATTTTGTGTCTGTATCAACATATCTGACACATTCGTCACTTCGGTCGCCTCTAAACCATAAGCGTTGAGAATAGTCGTCAATACATCCAATGTATTTCCGGATTCTGCAAATCCCGCTGTTGCTAATTTTGTTGACTCTCTTACGAAATTTACAGCATCACCCGTTTTTTGTCCTGCACTTATCGCATTATATACATTGTCTGCTATATCTCCCGCTGCAATTCCTGTTTCATTTGATAAACTCAGAATTGCATCTGACATGTCATCAACAGACATTACGCTGTCATCCATAATTGTTGATACTTTTGCAATATCATCCTCAAAGTCAATCGCCATTTTCCCCGATGCCGTTGCAAAAGTCGCCAGTCCCGTTGACACGACTGACATTTTTTTTCCGAAACTCTCCATCTTTTCGCCCGTTGTCTCACAAGCCTTTGCGAATGTTTCGAGTTTATGATTCTTTAATTGTTCGTTTACATCTTTCAGTTCTGCCTCCATGTTCATGAGGGCAGTCTTTGACTTTTCCGTCTTTACCGTCTGATTTGCAAGTGCGGTCTCTGTCTTTCCGATTGCTGTCTCATTTGCGGTGAACTCTTTCTCTAACTTGTCGAGTTCATCCTTGAGTGCTTTTGACTGCTCGGAGTTCTTTCCGGTCTCTGCCGTTGATTTCTCATAAGCCTCTTTCGCAGCATCAATCTTTGTTTTGAGTTCCTCCTGCTTTGTCTTTTGGTCTGACAGTTTCTTTGTCAACTTCTCCTGCTGCTCACTGTTCAACTGCACGATGTTCTTTTGCACCGTGATTTTTTGAGTGAGCGATTCGGCTTTTGCCTTGAGGCTGTCTGTTTCTGACCCGAACAACTTTGCTTTCGTCGCTGCCGTCGTATATTCCGCAGACAAGACTTTCATCTGTGATGCTGCCGATTTCATTTGTGATTGATAACTGCTCGAATCTGCCGATATTTTGACGCTTGTATAAGCCATTCGGTCGCCTCCTCTCTTACTGATTTTCGTTGATTGTATCTAATTCAAATTTTAAGTAGTCCAACAACGTGACAATGTTCTCTTTCATGCATTGACTGTATGAGTTTTTCAATAGCCGAATCGCAATTTTCACAACACGGTCAACAATTTCCCCGCAGACTTTCCATTGATTTTCCTCCGGTTGTTCATCCTCGTCCTCATATCCGTTTTCACGGTCATAGTCATCGAATGCGGATGCCTCTTTTTCTACCTGTTCAACCTCGACAATGCTCAACATCTTCTCTGCAACAATGTTCTGCATGATGAAATGAACCGTCTTGATTGCCGTCAGAAATTCAACTGCATCAATCTCCCCAACTGCTGCAAGCGACAATTCATTCCCGAACATCTCCTGCATTATCTTTTTGTTGAAAAACATCACTCCGGAGAATTTCTCCGTGTCATTCTTTTCCATGAGACTGATGTATTTTTTATACTGTTCTACCGTTACGGAATTGATGAAAAGTCTCTCACCTCTGCAAGTGACCTCGATTTCCGGTATCACTTGCCACTCTGAAAATTTTTCTCGATGTTCTCCATTCTCTTGGTGAGTTCGTCTGCAATTCCCATGTCGATGAACTGGAACTCAAGAATCAAACCTGCTGCATCAAGTCCGGTCTCCGGATTCTTTAATTCCTCAACGGTGAACTGGTCTCCGTATGCTTTGCAGATAAAAAGACCCATCGCCTCAATGTCCTGCTTTGAATATCTCTGTTTTGCGTCGATAACCTCTGCAAGTTCGAGATATTCCGTGTATGTGTCGATTGACATTTTCGGCATTGTAAACTCTTTGTCATTGACTATAATTTTTCTTTTCATGATTTATCCTCCTGTTATATGCCCTCTTATTAGCCTAAACCGCCGTTTTTCTCCTGCACTTTGCTGAACCATGCCTTGATTGCCTCTGCTGCCTTTGTGTCTCCGGAAACGAGGTTTGATTCGTCGACCGAAATCTCATACGCATTGTCAAGACTTCTCTCATAGAATGAACCCTTGATGCTCTTTGTTGTCGGAGACAATTTGCCCTCTTTTGTGCTCGCCTCCTCACTGATGCCCTCTGCAAACTTTCCGGCGTATAACCATTTGAAATCATACTTTCCGTTGAGTTTTCTTTCTCTCCATCCGACAGCAACCTCCGGTGCTTTGTCATCCGCAGTCTTTACAAGAAAACCGTTCTCGTATAACTGACCGAAAAGAATCTGTCTGTCCTGTGGTGCAAGTGCATTGACCTCAAGTTCGATTTCTGTTCCCTCATAGGAATTGATGACTTCCTCTGTTCCATCGTCAGAGTAAATCTTTTCAGAACTCCACTTTTCGTCAACCTTTGCTTTGATTGCTCTTGCCAGTTTGACCGGAGTTTCTGCAACGTATGCTTTCGCATCGTTCTGTGTGAGTTTTGCGATGTAGAAATCTCTACAACCGCAAGTTCTACTCCTCACAATCTTCTGTTCTGTGCCGCTAACCTGTGTTACTGTTTCGCTCATGTCTATTCCTCCATTTCATAAAACTTTGAAAACCTTTGTGCTTTCATATAGATTCCGTCCTCCGGCTTTGAATCGTCTCCGTTCCTGCCATCAAATGAGAAATCATTTTCTTTCATGAGTGACTTGATTTCTCTCGCAAGTTCAACCTCGTCATTCTCTGAAAATATAGTGACCTGCACTGACAGCATCACTCCCTCTGCATCATCGTCCGAAAAATTCTCGTCGTTTTCTCCCAAATCCCACAATGTCACATGTCTGTCATGGATGTTTTTGTCATACCATCCTTGCATCACAATGATCCTCCTGTCTGATATTGGTTTCAATGCGTCGGATGCATCTTTGATGATGTCCGGACTGCTGCTCATGCTCTCACCTCATTTCAATGTGTTGTCTAAATAGGATTGATATTCCTGTTCTGCGATTTTTTGCAGTTCCGCATCTGCCTCACGCCCTGTTGCGTAAATAAATTCTTGAGGCGGTCGATAGATAGTACCCCAGTTTATGAATTTCACATAAAAGTGTTCGCTATTGTCCGACTTTTCCCATCCGACATCTGCTGTTGCTCCTGTGTCTTTCATTTTGACTGCTCCCATCGGTATGCTGTCCGCTGCATGTGATGTCACGGACGACTTTGAACCGAAACCTCTACCGGATAATTTGATGTCTGCCGATTTCGGAATTTTGCCGGACATGATGTTTTTCACAACTGGTTCGCTTTGCTTTACAATCTTTTGATTGACCTCTTTTATGTCCTCGTCGCTTGCTGCGTCCTCAAATGCTTTCATAAGTTCTTTCAAGCCTTGAAATTCCATTTCGATTTTCACTGCATCACCTCCGGCGTCAGATTATGACACTATGCTCCCGCTCTACATTTCAACTGATATTTTCTGTCGTCTGTGAACATCGGACGCGCATCATATATCTTGAACTCAACGCCTTTATATACTGCGTAGAACTCTTTCAGATTCAATCTGATTTCCTCCATCTTGTCGCAGGCTCTCGTTTCAAACATGATTGTGTTCTCAAGACCTATCTGCAACGCATTGTATTTTTCATTTGTTCCCAAACTCTTGACATCACACCAACATGAGAAAAACTCCTTTTCCTCCTGCTGTCGTCTACCGTCAACAACACTTGTTGTCTTGCGAATTATCTCGATTCTGCCTGTCATTCTGCTGCACCTCCGTATATTTCTTTCAATAGCATGGAAGAAACGGCAGCGGATAGCGTTTTCGTGTCGCTCCGGTACTTGTCACGGTTGTCGTACAGTTCTTTCACGGACATAAATGCAAGCAGTTTTTGACGGCTTGCGAGGTTGTTCCGGTCGAAATTCGGAATCAGTTCCGTCATTTCATCCAGTGTCGTGTCAAGCATCAATTCAAGGATTTCGATGTCGTCATCATAGTCGATATGACAATATGTCTTGCATGTAGCAATCAGACCGCCTCTGTACTTCTCTTTTTCTTCATCCGTCATGTTCTCACCTGCTTTCAATAGCAGGACGGATTCACCGCCCTGCTGCCATATTACCCGTTGATAACTTCTGTAATCTGGCCCTTGATGACTGCTCCCTTGTCAACAGGCTGCACATCGAAACGGTCACGCACCTTGATTCCGGTCATGTCCTTATCCCATAAACCCGCACCTTTGTCATTGAGGTCGATTGTGAGGACGTTTCTGTCAAAGAGTGTGACTGCCTCTTTTAAGTCACCGCAGAAAATAGGATGCTTGTACCCGTCGATTGTGTGACCATCGGTGTTCATAATCTTCTCGGATGCAAGAGTTTTCTTTGATAATTTGATGATAGGATATTCACCGAAAAGCATCTTTCCCTTTGTCTGCTGTGTCGGGTCTTTCTGTAAAATATAGTTGCCGTCTTTATCCTTTAACTTGTCAAGGTAGTTGAAACCGCTCTGATTTGTGATAACAACTGCATTGTCAGCGATTGCAGGGTCTAACTGCTCATTGAAAATATCCTTGAGGCTGTCAAGGTTCTCGACTGTGACCTCTTTCCCTTTTGTCATCTCATTGAGTACCTTGAGAATCATTGCGTTACGGGTTGCCTTTGTTTTCTTGGCAATCCATTTGTTGATGTATGCCATGATGTTGGATGCTGTGTCCTCAAGTAACTCTGCTGTCATCTTGAGGATTCCACCCTTTTTCTTTACCTTGTACTCAATCGGTAAAAATTTCGGTTCGTCCATCTCCGGAAAATCCGCAGCCTCGTCAACATTGTCAAATGGTGTTGATTCTGCATCAACCTCAATGTTTCGTGTTCCTGTCTTAGTTGTTACGCCCTCGACATTGACATACTGTTCAAGGTTGTCGGATGAACGACGCAACTCGATGATGTCTGTTCTGATGTCCTCCGGAATTGTCACGCCGATTCCGACCTCTCCCTCACTTCCTGCGGTTGTGTCGGATGTGAGTGCATCCTTGTACGCCTTGATGTCTGCCTCGTCTGCCTCTTTGTGCAGGAATCCGGCTTTGACAATGTTGACAAATGATTTCACGATGTTCTTTTTGTCCGGCTTGACATCCCCGCCGACCTGCTTTGCAGTTCCATCCTTGACCTTGTTCTCGATGCCGTCCTGCTCGTCCTCGTCTAAATCATAGAGGAGGTCGAATCTGTTCTGTAATTCTACGAGTTCCTCCTTTGCTGCTCTTGCCTTGTCGAGTTTTCCATCGTTCACAAGGCTCTTGACTTCATTTTTCTTGTCGTTAATCTGCTTTAATAACTTCTGTAATTCCTTATTCATGACTTTCTGTCCTCCATTTCTTACATACCATAAAGGTATAAATCATCAAGAATCTGCTGCTTTTCTGCCTCGATTCTCTGTTTCTCTGCCTCTGCTGCTGCATTGTTCCGGTTTTCCAATTCCGCAATTACCGCATCGACAATGTCCTTTGTGTCGATTCCCTTGAGTGCCTCCGGAATATTGTTGTATTTCTCGAAAAAGTCAGATGCACACGCTGCAACTGCTGTCTTTTCCTCGATTTCAACATTGAAATACTGTTGCATCTTCTTACTGTCGAACCATGTCTCATTGCTCATGAGAGATTGAATTTTGTCTCTTGTGACACCCTCCTGCACATGTTCCATGTAGACATCAAGAATTGAATCCTCGCAGAGATTCAACTGCTTTATGACTGCCTTGAAATCGTCTGCATTTCCGTACGCCATGCATAACGGTTTGTGAATCATCGCTTGAGCACCTGTTGCGAAATGCAGTTCGTCACATGCAAACATGATGACTGATGCAATGGATGCAGCCATTCCGTCAACATATCCGACTTTGTGTCCGTCATATCGCTTTAACTGGTTGTAGATTGCTAGTCCTGCAAATACATCTCCACCGCCGGAATTGAAATAGATGTCAATGTCCTCATATCCATCTAACTGGTTGAGGAAATCTGCGATGTCCTGCGGACATCTGTCCTCCTCATACCACATAGATTCCCATGTCGCTGATACAATGTCACCGTAGAAATACAAGGAACATCTGCTCTGCTCCTCGTCCTGCTCTAAATCCAAATAGCCGACATTCTCAACTTTTCCGCTGCGTTTATTTTTCTTTGTGAAATCAAAACGTCTTTTCTTTGCCATGCTTATTCACCTCCCTCCTCGTCAGTCTCGTCCTCTGCCGTGTCGGTTTCGTCCGGTTCTGTTGCTGTGTCCGGCTGCTCTGTGTCCGGCTCTGCTTCTTCCGGCTGCTCCGGTTCTTCGGTTTCATCCGGTTCGGATGCACCTTTCAAATATGCTGCTCCCGCCATAGTCAACGGAACGATGCTGCCATTTGCAAGCAGGACATCGCCTCCCTCCGCATCTTCCATGTCGAGTTTACGTCTTGCCTCATTCGGTTTGATAATCATTCCCCCGACACCGTTTCTCAAATATTCCATCTGTGTTTTTGAATCGGTGCGGAACAATACCTTTTCGTTGAATTTGTAATAATACCCGTCGTCTGCATCTTCATCCGGCAGCATCTTGAAATTGATTTCCTCCTCATACTGCTTGATGATGAACAGTTCTGTGTCGACGTAAAATGATAACTGCTGCATCTCGCTGTTACTGTATGACGACTTTGAATAGTCGTTGATTTGATTCGGTTTTACCCCGAACGCTCCGGCAATTTGCAGGGCGTTATATTTTTTCAGTTCAAAGAACTGTGAATCTGTCAGTTTGATGTCGAGAGGTGTGAGTTTCATCCCTAACGGAACGGGCAGGATTTTTCCTGTATTCTTTGCCCCGCTGCCGAACTCCTCAAACGACTTGACGAGTGCTGTTTTCGCTTTTTCGTTCAGTTCTCCGGTATATTCAAGAGTTGCCTTTGCTGTCAGACCGCTCTCATATAAGTTGTTCATGAACGCCTGTGATTCGGACGCACCTGCAACCGTATCTCTCAATATCTGCTGCACTGGTAGTCCTGTGATTCCGTCAAAACTGAATGATGTTTTGAAGTGCATGACCTCGTCTGTGCTGAACACATATTGACGACCGGATGTCGGGTCTGTGTAGACGTACCACAAACGCCCCACTCCTGCGAATATTCCCGCATCGTCAACGACTATCTGCACACAATTTGACTGCATGACCCACAAATCAACGATTTTGATTTCACCGCCGTATTTCTTGCGGTCAAACTTCTTTCTCATGTACACATAGGCGTTTCCGTAATGGTTGCGGTTGATTTCAACCGTGTTCCAAAATGTCGTTGGTGTCATAAACGGATTCGGTCTTTTTGAGAGCAGCTTTGAGGCGTCCGTTGCCTCTGCCTCAATGATTCCCTTGTCCGTTTTCTGATAATATTTGATAGGCATTTTCGCAAGGGTCTCCGACAACATCTTGAGACATGTGAAATATGTGACCTCTGATGTCGGTTTCCCTTTTCTTTTCAGTCCTATCCTCTCAAGGAACGACGGTGAGTTCAGTGTCACAACGCCTCCGCTGTCCTGTGGTTCTCCTCTCCACCAATTTGAAATTTTCACTCCTAATCTCTGAAACGGATTCATTTATTTCTCACCGCCTTTCTTCATGTATTTTTCAAATTGCTCAAGCCATTCATTGACAGTTTCATTCACATCCGGACGGTATTCCTCTTTCATTGCGTGTTTCCATGCGTCAATGATAGCGTCAATCGGGTCTATTCTCTCTGTCGTGATGTCTTTGTCAATTTTTATTTCGCCGTAGTTGTTTGAGATGGTCTTTGCGTTTGCGATAGACCACACAAGCAAGCCATCGGCAGGAACAACAATCTTGTTTCCCTCTTTTCCGACCTCTACTCCCTCGATTTCCACGTTGCCCGCCAAAATCTCAAGTCTGAAATCGACCGTCGCATCGTTCAACTCTTTCGCTGTCTGTGTAACAGAGATTGAATCGAATCCCAACGCCTCAAGGTCTGACAGGAACGCCGATGCGTTGTGCGGGTCATAACATATCAACTGCGGTTTGAGGTCGTATTCTTTCACCAAATCCTCAAGATATTTGATGATGTATTTGTAATCTGTCTTTATTCCTCCCAGTGTCTCGGTCACTGTCACAAGACCCTTTTCAATCCATACGTCATAAGGTACTTTGTCGGTCTTGATGTGTTCATCCACCCTTGAGGACGGAATGAACGAATGTGTGTGTACAAAATATTTCTTTACTCCGTCAACCATGAACGGAATCACGATTGCGATTGATGTCAAGTCGCCTCCGGATGACAGGTCGACCCCGACATAACACTTTGACCCTCTGAAATCCTTGAGTGATTTCAGAACGGCACATGCTTTCCATTTTGCGATGTCCTTGATATACAGTGAATTTGACCACTGCATCCACATATTCAACTGCTTTACGAGGAAATCTCTCAAATCCTCCCCGCCCATATCACGGGCGGTATGTGCAATCGGTATGAGGTTTTCAAGAGCATCCATGTCAAATTCAAGAATTGGGTTTGCTTTTATCCAGTTCTCCGGAACATATCTGTCGTCATGTTCGTCCATCTGTGCGATATATACGAACTGACTGTCGTTTTCAAAAACGCCCTTTAACAAATTGCAGCAATATTCATACAATTTATAACAGGGTGATTTGAGGTCGAACCCTGCTGTCGTGATGACCGAAATCAACGCTGACTTGAGTTTCTTGATACCTCCCTCAAGCAGCTTGTACATCTGATTCGTCTTGTGTGCGTGATACTCGTCGACAATTCCCAAATATGCACGGTGTCCGTCAAGTGACTTTGTATCACCGGACAGCGCTTTGATTTCTGAATGTGTCAACAGGCAGTCAATCGTGTGGTTGTGGTCATGCACTTTGAACCATTCCGACAAATCCTCGTCCGAATTGATGAATTTTGCGACCTCGTCAAAAACAATGTTCGCTTGGTCTTGCTTGGTAGCCGTACAAAAGATTTTTCCGTACTTGTACCCGTCAAAATTCCCGTAATAACATGCCAAAATACCGTTGATGAACGATTTTCCGTTCTGTCTGCCTAATTGCACGTAGGACGTTCTAAACCGTCTGTATGATTTTTCCTTTGTTCTCCACCCGTTGAGTGACCCTAAAATAAAGCACTGGAACGGATATGCGGTCACATGCTCGTTTTCTTCGCCCTCTGCAATGGTCAATTCCTCTGCAAAATTGATGATTTCCTCTGACTTTTCAACGTCGAAATAGTATTTGTACGGTGCTGCTTTCGATTTCTCAATGTCGTCGAGGTGTCTTTGACATGCAAGTCGGACATATTCTCCGGCTGTTATCTTGCCCGAAACAATATCAAGGGCGTATTGTGTGCAGCGGTCTTGTGTTTCTCCTGCTTTCGCCATACCTTAATTTGCATATTTCGCAAATTTATTCTCCGGCTTTTGCTGCTGCGGTTTCGGTACGGCCAAACGGCAGCGTGAGGAGACTGTTAATCCGAAATCCGATGCTCCCTGTCTGCACTGTTTCATGCAGCGGTCTTGAATAATCATGAGACGCTCACGTTCACCGTTCACGACCTGCCTTGTACCGACCTGCACACGTTCTTTTTCTCCCGTGTCCGGATTCGTCTTTGTCTCATATACCGGAACATCCTCCATCAATGGAGTTGCTCTGATTTGCTGCGTGATTTCGATGTACTGGTCTTGTGCAATGAGCAATCTCGCCAGTGCATCGCAGTCAACATTCGCAATCAGTTTGATTTCAAGTAATTCTTTCGCAATCTTCCGGAACTTTTTCTTTTGCTCCGGTGTCAAATATGACGGAGGTTTCACTTTGTTGTTCGGTGCTACAACCTCGGCGTTTTTTCGTGCCTCAATTTCTGCTTTTGTGAGGTGTTTTCGCCCGTTCATAACAACCAAATCCGTGGGTTGTCTCTGCCCTGCCATGTAGCAACAAACCCCCTTTCCGTCAACATTTCAGTGATTTTGTGTCACATTCTGACACCCCTTTCGGATGTACCTTTCTGCTGAAATTCCCGTGGGGAGTTTTCTCCAAACAAAAGAGGGGGTGCGACTAGAAATGAATCGCACAAAACTTTTTTATATCCCCCTGCCTCTCGAAAGTGGTACTCAATCAGTGATCTCAACTGTTTCTGTGTTGCTCTCATGCTCTCTTTGCTCTGCTTATACAGAGCCGTGATTGTATTGTGTGTTTTATGATTGAGAGGTATGAGGTTGAACGGATTCAAACGCTGCTCCCAGTCGTCCTCAAGTTCAACGATATGGTGAACAGGATTGCATGTGAGTAGTTCATGTTCGACATATAATGCGTATATATCTACGTTGTCATAGACCTCAATGATACGTTCCCGCATCGCCCGCCATTCCTTTGATACATAGAACTCCGCTGCTCTCTCGTCTCGCCGTGTGTTGTTGTATATCATGTGTCTCGACTGCTGCTGCCGTTCGCATTCCTCGCACATCTTCATCGACTGCGGAATCAGCTTGCCACACCTGCATGATTTCAAAAGCATCTGTGTTCTCCTCTCTTTCTTGGTTCTCCTGCTTTGTTATCCACAAGAGGCGGGCAGTTATGCACATTACTGTGTATACTTACCCGCATATAACAGGAGGGCAAACAGGCAAGAAAAAAGCGACTGCATATCTGCAATCGCTCAACTCAACTGTTCACGCTAACATATTAGCACTTTCATTTCGTCTTTTGTTCACCCACTTTTCACCCCTATTTTCACCTTCATTTCACCCTGTTTTCACTCCGTTTCTATCGTTTTCAATCGCTTTTGCACCAAATAATTTGATTGACAGACGTTGAATCATAACCTTGCACCACTTTTTCGGTGAGTTGCGTCCGCAGCCTGTCTCCCTCACTATATCCTCGTATGTTTTGCCCTTGATATATACCGCCTCAAGTGCGTCATACTTGTACCCCTCACCTGCTGCCTCTGCATCTTCTTTTAGCGATGCAAGAGCCTGTTTGAGATGCTCGAACAGAATGACCGTCTCTGCACGGCACTCTCTGACTGATTGCAGAAACGCTCTCTCTGCTGATATGTTGTATTTGCTTATGTTTGGCACTTGAGAGGTCTCTGACACTGCCTCTTTGATGTATCGTTCCATTTCACGATAGTTTTCGAGATATAGCAGGGTTTTGTCAATGACTGTCTGCTCCTTTTCCTCTTTCATGCTTTCTCCTCGCTTTCTGCTTTCGTCTCATAGGCAGACCGTGCATTTTACGCCAGTTATTTGTATCTCGGCGATTTGTGCATCCTTGCGAACCGCTCATTTTCATAATTGCCGTTTTTACCTGCTCCGCTGTGACCCCCGTTTGCATGACCGCCTCGACGAACTGTTCTGCTGTTGTCTTTGCTTTGATTTCCGGTTTTTTATATTCCTTTTTTTCTGCGATGCCCTTATTAACTGTTGCTTTATCTGCTACCTGTTCGATCATGTTTGAGATTTCTTTTTCTGTCTTTCCGGCTTTTCTAAAATGCTCAATCACGCTTTTCACGATGCTCATAATTCCCATATTATCACGCTCCTCCTTTCCGTTTACGCAAAAGGGAGTTGTTCGTCAACGCCGTCCGGAATATTCATGAATCCGTCTCCTGCATCCGTATAATCTGCATTTTGTCCCTGTTCTCCCGCTGCTTTCTTACTTTCCGCAAATTCCTGTTCCTCAATCACAACATCTGTCGTATAAACCCGCTGTCCGTCTCTGTTTGTGTATGAGCCTGTCTGAATCCTGCCTGTGACAACGATTTTCGTTCCCTGTTTCAAATGTTTCTCTGCAAATTCGCCATTTCTGCCAAATGCAACGCATGAGATGAAATCTGCGGACGGTTGCCCGTCCCGCTGCCCCCAACGATCAACCGCCAGAGTGTAACGTGCCACGCACATGGATTCCTGCGAACTGTTCTGCTGCGTATATCTGACATTCGGGTCTCTTGTGAGTCTCCCCATCAATATGACTTTATTCATTTGCCGTTCCCGTCCTTTCTCTCTGCATCACATACTCATTTTGCATCTTCTGCAATCTGACGAGACCTTTTTTGAACTCAAGATCATCGCCATTCATGCAGACATCGAATATTTTCTCATAATCAACAATGTGCATCTTGATGAACTCTGCCTCTGCTGCCGTCCGGCTCTCATTGATGAACATTCCCTTGACTGCCTCTTTTATCATCTCGCAATGGGTCTTTTCCTCCTCTGACTGTGGCGGTGTGCTTTCGATCATGCGGTCATAGACTTTGTCAATCGCCCCTGCAATCAGTTCTCTCCAACCTTTGCCCTTTTCCCCGATTAACTGGTTTTCAATGTCCTCAAATCGGTTTCCGTGTCCTGCTGCTACGATGCGGATGTCCTTTTTGCCCTTTGCTGCAATCAGAATCAAATCGTCATCGTATGCCTCCATGTAATAGTCAAATTTTGCATCGAAATTCTCTCTCGGATTGATGATGATTTCCGGCTGACTGTTTTCCTCCGTCTTGATACTCACTCCGATGTATTTCGCATCCTTGATTTTCGCATTGATAAATTCTGCCTTTAATGTGCTTTTGTTCATGCTGCTCCTCCATTCACTAATCTGTTGAGTAACTGTTCATACATGGTCTTGTATGTGTCTCTTTCTGTCTGCAATCGGATTGTCTCCTCTGATGATGCTGTGTTTTCCGGCTTTACATTTGCCTTTTCTTTCAATTCCTGCTCCATCGCTTGAATCTTGTTGCGATAGAGTTCGATTTCCTCCTGTTGATTCTTGATTGTCTCATTGTATTTCTTTGAGGTTTTCATGCTGCTGTCAAGCTGCAAGGAAATCATGAGAGCGATGTCGATGTTCTCCATCTCTTTGTCTGTACACTCCCCGATATACGTTCCGATGCGTTCTGTTGATACCGAATAGACCTGTTCACACAAAACGGTGCTTGGTCTGCCCGTCGATCTCACTGTCACATGCGTCGGAAGATCTGTTTTCGGCTGTGTGGTCATATATACAATTTCAACGACATTACTGTTCTCATTGTTCTTGTTATTGCTCACAATGACCGCCGGACGGTCGGAGTGCTGCTCGCTCCCGCTATACGATGCCCCCCCTCTGCTGATATAGAACATTTCGCCTCTCTTGATGTTATCCATCACAATTCCTCCTTTTTTATCACTCTATACAGTCTTTTTGCCTTGATATATTCCTTGTATTCTTCATCAGTCATCATCACAATATTTGTTTTGTCCTTTATATCTTCCGTAAACTGTTCTTTGCTTTTTCCGTACACATCCGCACCAAAAATCCGCAGATGTTTAACTAAAGTCTTTCCTCTGATGATTCCCTCTCTGATAATTTTTCCGTCCTCCGTTTCTGTGTCCTCAAATCTTTTCAATGTGTAATTCAGCGAGAACTCCATTGCTGCCAAAATCGGGTCTTTTATCTCTGTCATTCTACGCCTCACCGTCTTTCATGAGTTTGGTTGCCATGATGCAATATCCGTCCTCAATTCCGGTGTAGTCCTCAAGAATATACGTCACAAGCACCTTGACCATGCGTCCGGTGTTCTTCCCGTCTGCAAATTCCATCATCTCAAGAATGTCGCCTTTTTTATAGCCTCTGTCATTCTTCTGGAGTTCAAATGTTTTGATTCCGTTTGCCACATCATCGAAATAAGGCTTTGCAAGGCGTATCTGATGCACTTTCTGTCCGGTCTCCTGTGTATCTGACGGGAGACTCTGCATCTTCTCCTCCTGCTCCATCTCACGGAGTTTTTTCTTTGTCTCACGGTCGATTGCATCCTGCTCCTCTGAATATCTCTGCTCGTCGGTCTTGTACGCCTCCGCACGGTTGTTGTACTGGTCGCATGAGGTACATGTTCCGGTCTTGACATTGCATGTCTCATATTCGGTGCAGGAATAGCAAATGGATGTGATTCCCTCCGGATGCGGTGTCTCGTAATCGTCGCCCGCTCTTACTTCCGGAGGATTCATGCTGCTTTCTGCTGTGTCGGATTCTGACACCTGCTGCCCCGCTGCTTTCGCTTCTTTCATGTCTTTCACTTCTTTATGTGTCAGTTCTCCGGTCTCTGCGAATTTTCCCAGTGCCTCACGCTGCTCGTCCTCTGTCATTCCGCTCAATTCATAAGCTGCGGAGAATGTGAGACGTTCTTTCTTGAGTTCTTCCCTCCATTCCGGAATCAGATTGTTGTTGACTGCCTCAATCTGTGCAATCTTCGTTTTGCTCATGTGCAGCATCGAGGAAATCACATCTCTCAACCGTCCAGATTGCAGGTCATATCCCTTGATTTTTTTCCCTGCTGCTTTCATACGCTCAAGAGATGCCTTGAGGCGTGTTTCCTCCTCGATCATGTCAGAAATGGTCTTTGTACGGTATGCGTTGGCGATGATGATTTCAACCTGCTCCTCGTCATCATCCTGCGGTGTGGTCAATTTACTTGTTGCCAGTTCAAAGTCTTTATATCCCTTTGATACGAGGTACTTGAGAGCCTCCCATCGTCTTTCACCTGCGACGATTCTGTATTCGCCCTTTTCGCATGGTGCATATACGAGTTCGAGGTTCTGTTTCAAACCGGACAGGAGGATATCTCCTGCCAGTTCTTCGATGTCCTTGACACTGTAAAAATTCATGGTGTTGCGGTACATCTTGAAAATCGAAATGTCCTTTGTCCGGAATCTCGCTCTCGGAGATTCGTCAATTCCTGCTTTGCTGTTTTTGTTGAGTGCGTCTTTGACGCTGAATCCTGCTGCCATCTGTTCACCCTCCTGCTGTTACTCTGTGAGTTTCTGTTTTTTTGTCTCGGTACGTTCGACGTTGATTTCGCCCTTGCTATTCTGCGAAATAGAGGCTTTCACGCCTCCACGGAGGTTCAATGTGACCTTTGCCAGTCCTCCGGTGTAAATCTCCTCGACCGCTGCCTTGAGAATCTTCACAATTCCCTCTCCGCATCTCTTGTCCGGTGCTGCTGCCTCTCCGAACAGTGCAGCGACGTTCTGCATCGCCTTTTCTTTCCTCTGTTTCTCTTTCTGATATTCAACTGCATCCGGACAATTACATGTCATGGTTGCCTGTTCCTCTGCCTGTGCTGCTGTCAGTTCTTCGTCTGCCTCAATCTGCGTCATTTGACCGCAGAATCTGCATTTTGCTGTTTTCACAATATTTCCCATGCGTTTTTCCTCTCTTTCCGGTCTCATGCGACCTCATGCAAAATAATTTTTCTGAATATGCTCTCGAATATTGGAACGGCGATGCTGTTTCCTGCTTGGTCGTATAATGCTTTGTAATACTTCCCGTTTCTTTTCTGCACCGCTTTCGCCCTGTCGAAATCCTCGTCCGTGTACCCCATCAACCGCCAACACTCACGCTCAGTCAAATAACGATAGCGTCCATCGCCTCGGTCGATGACCTGTGCGGGTGTCCGGTCTTGTCTCGTTGTGATGGTATATGCACATTCTTTGATAACCGTCGCCCTGCGGATGCCTTTTTCTCCGATACATGCAAGGACGGACGGTTGTGTCACGTTGTAAACATCCGGAACACTTGCATCGTCCTCAAGAAACTCCTGCAAATTACGCATCGGCGTTCTTATGAGGTCATCAAATTCAAATTTTTCTCCATTCAGAGCAGAAACTGTGAACACTCGCTCTCTCGCTTGTGGCAATCCGAACTCTCTTGCATCCAGTACCTCAAAATTATTCGTATATCCCAATCGCTCCATTTCAACCATGTATCTGTCAAAATTCGGTCTCATGTACTTTGATTTCACATTCTTCACGTTTTCCCATATCACATAACGAGGTCGCCATTCGCCCATATTCTCAATGATATGTATTGTCTCCCACATGAGAGAGGAACGTGTTCCGCTCCCCTCGTCTGAACCTTT